GTAACGGTGTGCAGACCTACACCTGCAACCTTCGTCTGACAACGCAACCACAGAGAGCTAAGGGAGAGCCATGCGTGTAATCGACGTATCGAAACCGGGAAAGCATCAGCGCATCACCGCGCTCTCCTACGGCGCGTCGCGAAGCGGCAAGACACGCTTCGCCGGCAGCTGGCCGAGACCGCTGTTCCTCTCGGACGCCACCGAGTCCGGCTGGACGACGCTGCAGAACATGGACAAGAGCATCCTCTTCGAAGAAGGGCGCGATCCGAAGGTCTGGGCGATCGAGAAGATGATCGACATGACCAAGGCGGTGAAGGACGCCGAGCCGCTGATCAAACGCGGTGAAGTGCGCACGATCGTCATCGACTCGCTGACGTTCTACTCGGATCTCGTCTTCAACTTCTTCGAGTCTGCTGGCGGCGAACGCGACCCGCGCCGTCTCTACCAGAAGCTCGCCGCGCACCTGAAGACGTTGCGCGAAGAGATTCACCTTCTCGGATGCAACGTCGTCTGGCTCTGCCTCGCCAAGGATCCTGGCGAAGAACAGCCCGTCGGCGGTCCGATGCTGTCAGGACAGAACGCGCAGAAGTTCTCGGCAGGTTGCGACTACCTGCTCTACCACCGTCACTTTCAGAGCGGCAACGGGCCGTTACAGTGGGAAGTCCGAACGCGCAAGTTCGGCAGCTACGCAGCAGGCGGTCGCGACGAAGGTCGTCTTCCCGATCCGCTCGGTTACATCACCGAGGGCGCCGACAACAAGGACGTCTTCATCCCCGAGTGCACCTACCGCACTCTCGCAGAAGCGCTCGGGATCCTCGATCCGCTCGAACGCGTCGAAGATCTTTTCGATCTTCCACCGGAGACTCCAGTGTCGCTTCCAAGCGAGACTGCACAACCAGTCGCTGCAGCGACCCCAGAGCCTTCAGTAGTCGCTCCGGCGACTGCTACACCAGATCCGACGCCAACGCCCAACAACAGAGGCAAGGCGCCGGTGCGTCCTCAGACAGCGGCACAGTCTGGACGACCGTCGTCCAGGTAGCGAGACAACCAAGCAAACCAGGGAGAGAGTCACATGGATCACGTCAAGATCATCAGCAGCATGAACCTGAAGGACCCGAACCTCCGTCCGAACGACGGCGGGTTCCAGTCCGTCGATCCCGGCACGTACGACTTCGAGATCACGAAGGTTGCGACCGGAACGTCGAACGCGGGCAACAACACCCTCAAGGTCACCGGTCAGGTCGTCGGTCCCGAGGGCAACCCGATGATGGGGCGTACGATGGTCAACTCGTACCTCGTCAACGACAGCGACTTCGCGCGCGGTCGTATGCTGTCGTTCCTGACCGCTTCCAACGCGGTGATCGACGACAACGGTGGGTTCGACACCGACCAGCTCGTCGGCCTGAGCTTCACGGCGGACGTCGAGAAGCGCGCCGGCAAGACCATCGACAAGATGGGCAACGAGGTCGAGCGCGACTTCACGTCGTGGGTGCGTGAGCGTCCGGTCGGCGCCGATGTCGGCCAGGCGCAAGCGGCAGCTCCGCCCCCGGCGCAGCCGCCCCCGGCGCAGCCCACCAAGCCGACGTCGAACGCACCGCGTCGTCCGCAGTCCCCGCCCAGCGGGAACGGCGCCCGCGCGGGTCGTTAACCGACTGATCGTTGATCGCTCAACGTTGATCATCCGATGATCGTGCGCGCGATCGACCCGCGGGCTATCACCAGCGTAACGTGGGATCGGACCCACGCCGCGGACCATTTCGTTCAAGAGAGCCGTCCACAGTGAGCTGTTAGCAGTCCTCTTCGTCTCAGGGAGAATTCATGTCTGTTACGCGGTCGTACAGCCAACGGGCAACAACTCTCACCAACCCCGATCTAAAGACGCACACCACGATGAGGGTCACCAAGCGTGACGGCTCATCGGAGATCGCCGACATCAATAAGATCGTGCGTGCGATCAGTCGGTGCTGCGGAGGTCTCAAGGACGTCGACGCGCTCCAGGTCGCCACACGAACCATCAGCGGCCTCTACGACGGCGCCACTACACGAGAGCTGGATCTCTTGTCGATCCAGACCGCGGCCGGTCTCACCGCCGAAGAGCCGCAGTACAGCCGTCTTGCGGCACGCATTCTGGCGAACTACATTGCCAAGGAAGTACAAAGCCAAAAGATCCACGCCTTCAGCCAGTCGATCGACGCAGGCGTGCAGCTCGGCTTCATCAACGAACGGTTGGCAACGTTCGTCGGACACCACACGCGCAAGCTCAACGATGCGGTCAACCCGCTCGCCGACGACAACTTCGAGTACTTCGGCCTGCGCACACTCTACGATCGCTACCTGCTTCGTCATCCGACGTCGCGACAGGTGATCGAGACGCCGCAGCAGTTCTTCTTGCGCATCGCGTGCGCGCTCACCTCGACATGTTCCGAAGCGTTGGAGCTGTACGCGCTCCTCTCCGCACTGGAGTATCTCCCGGGCTCGCCGACGCTGTTCAACGCCGGTACAGCGCATGAGCAACTGTCGAGCTGTTTCCTGCTCGACTCGCCAAAAGATCACCTGGAGAACATCTACGGGCGGTACTCCGACGTCGCGTTGTTGTCGAAGTTCTCCGGCGGCATCGGCCTGGCGTACCACCGCGTGCGGTCACGCGGCTCACTGATCTCCAGCACGAACGGCCACTCGAACGGCATCGTGCCGTGGCTGAAGACGCTCGACGCAAGCGTCGCAGCAGTCAACCAGGGCGGCAAGCGCAAGGGCGCAGCGTGCGTGTACCTGGAGACGTGGCACGCCGACATCGAGGAGTTTCTGGAGCTGCGCAACAACACGGGCGATGAGGGCAGCCGAACCCACAACCTTCATCTCGCGAACTGGGTTCCGGATCTGTTCATGCGCCGCGTCGAAGCGGACGAACCGTGGAGCCTCTTCGATCCGAAGATGGTCCCGACGCTCTGTGACGTCTGGGGTGCGGAATTCGAAAGGCAGTACATCAAGGCCGAAGCTGCCGGCCTCGCCGCGAAGACCGTCAAGGCACGCGACCTGTACGCCAAGATGATGCGTACGCTCGCGCAGACCGGCAACGGTTGGATGACCTGGAAGGACGCGTGTAACCGCGCGTGCAACCAGACGTGGTCGCCCGATCGCGTCGTGCATCTGTCCAATCTCTGCACGGAGGTCCTCGAAGTCACGTCGCAAGACGAGACCGCGGTCTGCAACCTCGGCTCGATCAACCTCGGTCGCCACGTCATCGACGGCAAGTTCGACTTCACCAAGCTGGCGCGTACGGTGCGTACCGCGATCCGTCAGCTCGACTTCGTCATCGATGTCAACTTCTACACGATCCCGAGCACCAAGCGCTCGAACATGCGATGGCGTCCCGTGGGCCTCGGGATCATGGGACTGCAGGACGTCTTCTTCCAACTCGGCTGGGCGTTCGACTCGTCGGAAGCCCGAGACCTCTCGAAACGGATCTCGGAGGAGATCTACTTCCACGCGCTGACGACGTCCGCCGACCTCGCCGTCGAGAAGGGCAAGCACGAGACGTTCGATGATACGCGCGCCGCACACGGCGAGTTGCAGTTCGACGCGTGGAACGTCGTCCCTCGCGATCCGGTTCGCTGGAACGTGTTACGCGAGCGGATCAAGAAGACGGGCCTTCGCAACTCGTTGACGATCGCGATCGCGCCGACCGCGACCATCGCGTCGATCGCAGGCTGCTACGAGTGCATCGAGCCACAGGTCTCGAACCTCTTCAAGCGCGAGACGATGTCCGGTGACTTCCTGCAGGTCAACCGTTACCTCGTCGACGCGCTCAAGCGTCTCGGCCTCTGGACGGAGCACACACGGACGCGGATCAAGAACGCCGAGGGCTCGGTTCACACGCTCGCGGAAGTCCCCGAAGACGTCCGCAAGGTGTTCCGCACCGCATGGGAGCTGCCGATGCGTGCGCTGATCGATATGGCCGCCGAGCGTGGCGCCTTCATCGATCAGAGCCAGTCGCTGAACCTGTTCGTCGAGAACCCGAACATCGGAGCGCTCTCGTCGATGTACTTCTACGCCTGGAAGGCCGGCCTGAAGACGACGTACTACCTACGCTCGCGCCCGGCAACCAGGATCGCGAAGACGAACGTGGCATCCGTGATGCCTGACGAGGCCGCGATCGCATGTTCGTTGGAGAATCCCGAGAGCTGTGAGGCCTGCCAGTGAACATCGACATGCAGCGACCAGCGCGTCTCCTCGATCCTGGGATGTGTCTGACGCTGCGGCCGATGATCTATCCACAGTTCTTCGAGATGTACCGCGCGGCGATCAAGAACACGTGGACCGTCGAGGAGATCAACTTCTCGACGGACGTCGCCGACCTCACCAAGATGACGTCGGCTGAACGTCACCTGATCCAACGGCTCGTCGCGTTCTTCGCGACGGGCGACTCGATCGTCGCGAACAACCTCGTGCTGAACCTCTACAAGCACGTCAACGCCCCCGAGGCGCGGATGTACTTGTCGCGACAGCTCTTCGAGGAAGCGCTCCACGTCCAGTTCTATCTGACCCTGCTCGACACCTACGTCCCCGAACACAGCGAGCGACAGAAAGCGTTCGCCGCCGTCGAGACGATCCCGTCGATCAAACAGAAAGCTGACTTCTGTCTTCGCTGGATCGACTCGATCCAATCGCTCGATCGGATCAGCACGCCCCGCCAGCGTCGACAGTTTCTCTCGAATCTGATCTGCTTCGCCGCGTGCATCGAAGGTCTGTTCTTCTTCGGCGCGTTCGCCTACGTCTACTTCCTGCGCTCGAAGGGCCTCCTGCCCGGCCTCGCCGACGGCACCAACTGGGTGTTTAGAGATGAGAGTTGTATGGTTGACGGCACCGAAGTGCTAACCCCCAAGGGTTGGGTCGACTTCCGTGAGCTGACGGAAGACACACAGGTCGCCCAGTTCGATCTTCAGACTCATGAAATTTCATTCGTGAAGCCGCTCAGGGTGCTTCACAAGCCGCACCGAGGATCTGTTCGACATCTGCGACACCGCAAGGGTGGTGTCGATCAGATGATGACAATGGATCACGACATCGTGCAGCGCTGGGACTATCAGAAGCAGTGGTCCAAGCAGCCGGCGTCTGAATTCAAGATCAACGGCAAGAAGAAGCTTCCAGTGGCAGGACACGCGCTACAGGTCGCACCGGAGCTTACCGACGAGCAACGTTTCTTGATCGCGTTCCAAGCCGACGGGCACCTCAGCGAGCGGTATACCGGCGAGCGTTGCGGGACGGTCCCGGCGAAGTTCTCTCTGCGGCGTGATCGCAAAATCGCGAGATTGACAGATCTCGTCACGCGTCTCGGTTGGAAGTACAAAGTTGACTGCGACGAGAACGGCTGGAACGAGTTCTTCATCAACGTCCCCGCTTCTACACCTCTCAGCAAGCACCTGAACACGTGGGTCGACTTGACGAAGATCGACACCAAGTGGGCTACTGACTTCGTCGAAGAACTTCGGCACTGGGACGGACATACGCCAGCCGATCCAATGGACGGCTACTACATCTACTACTCGTCCAAGTTCCGCGACAACGTCGACGTCGTTCAAGCTGTGGCAACGCTAGGCGGTCGACACGCCACGTTCGGCATCGAAGAAGATCACAGATCGGATACGTACTCGACGATGTACCGTACGTGGATCCACGACGTCGATATCGTGTCGTGCGGGTCGATCCTCGACGACATCGTCGCATACGACGGGAACGTTCACTGTGTAACCGTCCCAACCGGCGCTTTTGTGATGCGCTACAACAACAAAGTCTCGATCACTGGCAACTGTCACATGACGTTCGCGTTCGCGGTCGTCGCCACCGTCCGCCGCGAAGAACCCGAATTGTTCGACGCCGAACTGGAACGCGACGTCCGACAGATGATCGACGAAGCTATCGACTGCGAAGCCGCCTTCGCGGAAGACCTCCTGGCAGGTGGCGTCGCCGGCCTCTCGGTCAACGACGTCGTGACGTACCTCCAGTTCGTCGCCGATCAGCGTCTTGCGGCGCTCGGCTACAGCAAGACGTTCAACGTCAAGAATCCGTTCGGGTTCATGGACCTGCAGGACGTCCAAGAGATGACCAACTTCTTCGAACGCCGTGCGTCGGCGTACCAACAGGGCGTCGAAGGCGAAGTCGACCTGAACGCCGACTTCTAACGATTCACCAAGGAGATCTCGTGCAGAACGGAAAGCCCGTCGTCGATCGCGACCCCTTCACCCGCAGCGGCGAAGTCACCGTGAAGGCAGGTGAGAAGATCGTGTTCCCAGACAAGACCGGACTTCACTCGATGTACCAAGACTTCGAAGTGTCTTCGATCCTGTTCAAGTTCACTGCACTCGCCGAGGGGGCTGTCTGTGACGTGCAGCCTCCCATCCTCGATCGGTTGATCAAGATCAGCGCACACGATGCCGCGAGGAATCGCAACATCGGCGAGTCGTTGCCACTCCAGGTCGTCGACGGCCATAGCACTTTCCGATGGACGCCGAAGCAGCCACTGCTTCTGCGACACGGCGATTGCATCATGCTCGATGCTCGTGCGCGTGAGTCGTTCGACGTCGCCATCGACGGCAAGCGCAAGCGCATCGATCAGATCCGTGTCGAGGCGACGTTCGATGGTGATCTACTCACGTACGAACACGTCCCCGAGATCGTGCTCGGCGGTCCCGTCGAGAAGAAGTTCGAAGCGGAAGCGCCGTTGCCCGGCTGAGCCCCGGACAACACCGAGCGTCTACGAGCAGGAGCGACCACAATCTCGTCACTAGGGAGACGAGCATGACAAAGCGTGAACCATTACTAGGAGCGGACTGTGCGATCGACGTCGACAAGCTCGTCGAATCGCGCCTCCTGGTTCAAGCCAACAGCGGTGCCGGAAAGAGCTGGGCGATCCGCCGTCTCATCGAACAGACGTACGGCAAGGCCCAACAGATCGTCATCGATCACGACGGCGAGTACCACACGCTGCGCGAGAAGTTCGACTTCGTGCTCGCGGGTCAGAAAGGCGACTGCCCCGCCGATTTGAAAAGCGCGACGCTGCTCGCTCGTCGACTTCTGGAGCTGAACGTTTCCGTGATCGTCGACATCTACGAGCTTGGTACCCAGCGTGCCGAATTCGTGAAGCGGTTCCTCGAATCGCTCGTGAACGCACCACGCGACCTGTGGCACTCCGCGCTCGTCATCCTCGACGAAGCGCACCTCTACTGCCCCGAAGTCGGTAGCGCCGTCTCAACGGGCGCCGTCAAGAACCTCATGGCGCTCGGCCGCAAGCGCGGCTTCGCTGGCGTACTCGCGACGCAGCGGATCGCCAAGCTCTCGAAGGACGCCGCTGCCGAGTGCAACAACAAGTTGATTGGCAGGTCGGCCCTCGACGTCGACATGAAACGCGCCGCCGCGGAGCTGGGTTTCACGACGCGCGAAGACACGATGTCGCTTCGCACGCTCAAGCCAGGGCAGTTCTACGTCTTCGGTCCCGCGTTCGCCGACGAAGTCAAACAGATCCAAGTCGGCGGCGTTCAGACGACGCACCTGCGCGCAGGTCAGCGTGCGACGCCTCCGACGCCGCCACGCGAGCGCGTGAAGAAAGTCCTCGCACAGCTCGCGGACCTGCCCCACGAAGCCGAAGAAGAGGCCAAGACCGTCGGCGATCTGCGCGCGCAAATCAAACAGCTGAAGTCCGAGCTGACCAAGACCAAGGCCGCGCAGCCGAAGGCCGAGACGAAGATCGAGACCAAGATCGTCGAGAAGCCTGCGTTCAAAGATCGCGACCTGAAGCGTATCGAGGCGATCGCCGTCAAGATGCTGGAGATCAGTGAGAGGCTCGCGCCGGGCCTGGAGACGCTGACGGCCGGCACGGCAAGCCTGCGCGCGCAGGTGACGACGCTGCAAACGTTCGTTTTGAATTCGGGCCGAACGCTCAAGGCGCCTGTCGTGCTGCCCGTGAAGCAGCCGACGAAGGCACCGAAGGGCTTCACGTTAACGCCCGCACCTGCGCCTGTACGTTCTACGTCCAAGTCGCACGGCACCTACGACGACAAGCCACTCCCCGAAGGTGAGGCCGCCGTGCTACGTGCGGCGATTCAGTTCGTTGACGGGCTGATCAAGAAGCGAGTCACCACGCTCACCGGCTACAAACGTTCGACGCGGGATGCTTACATCCTGCGGCTTCGGAAGAAGGGTCTCCTCTCGGAAGACGGCGATACGATCTTTGCAACCGAGGAAGGCATCGCCGCGATGCCCGACGTCGAACCGCTACCTACCGGCGAAGCGTTACGCGACTACTGGTTCGCCAAGCTCCCCAAGGGCGAACGTCAGGTGTTGGAGATCCTCGCCAACGCATGGCCGAACCCCGTCCATAAAGCCGAGATCGACGAGCTGACCGGCTTCAAACGATCGACGCGCGACGCGTACCTACTTCGCCTCGGTGCGAAGGAGCTGACCAACGAGGTCGGCAGCGCCGCTGTGAAAGCAGCCGACGCACTCTTCGAGGACGCGTCGTGACGCGAATCCAGATTCAACTGTCTGATGTCGAGGTCGCGCACGCCGTCAAGGTTGGTCGCACACGCTATCGCGTACAGCGTCAAGGCGGTCGCAACGATGGGCGCGTCACGCCGACAGCCGACGGTGAGACGATCGACATTCAAGGTGCACTCGCTGAGTACGCATTCGCACAGTTCCTGAACTGTGGATGGGCAGGTGCACTCAATCTGCGCGACTGGGAAGCGGCGCGGACAGAAGCTGGTCTTGTAGGGGGGATCCGTGTTCGCTCGACGAACTATCCCAACGGGTGTCTACCACTCCATGATCAAGATCCCGAAGATGTCCCCCACGTCATGGTCAACACCCACCGTTGTCCGTCGA